ATGCTAAGGTTTTAGAAGCGGAGCAAAAAGCGAAGGACGCTAGAATAATACAGGCCAATGCTGTCAAGGACGCTATAATAGAAGCGGAGAGGGAAGCAGAAGGCATCCGAGTTGATTTGATGGAAGAGGGAGTATCTAAGTTCGAAGCACAAAGAGATCGAGAACTGGAGATACTCAAGAAAGATGCTTTAGCTAGAGGCATTGAGTGGGAGAAGATGGGCCAGCTAGAGCTAGCGATCACTCAAAAGTATCAAAAGGAAATTGACGACTACAAGAAGGATCAGGCGGAGAAGATCCAAGATACGATAGACAAGATTCAGGAGAGAACCAAAGACGAGCCTGACACTTTACAAGGTCAACAACAGGCAGAACTAGAGGCGCTGAAACTTAAGCACCAAGCGGAGTTAGACGCACTAGGAGACTTTGAAGGTAAGAAAGACGCAGTAAAAGAAATATATGCGGCACAGGAGATAGAGAGACAGAAGAAAGTAGCTGACCACGAGAAGCAGATGTGGGAGCTTAGAAAAGAAGTAACATACGAGGCAGTGGACAACTTGGTGGAGGCAACTAGCTATATGTTTGGTAAGCAGTCTAAAGTGACTAAGACTGCATTTGCTCTCCAGAAGGCTGTAGCGATAAGGGAGACATTGATGAGTGCCTATGAGGGCGCTCAAAAGGCATTTACTGCATTTGCAGAGTTAGGCCCGTTTGGAGTAGCAATAGGTGCGGCACAAGCGGCGATTGCTCTAGCAGCCGGTTTAAGTAGAGTCGCAATGATCCGACAACAAACTCTTGCCGAAGGTGGAGAAGTAAAAGGACACTCTCCTCATAGTAAAGCGGATAATATACCTATATGGGCTAATGCTAAGGAGTTTATGCAGCCGGTGTCCTCGGTTATGTACTACGGCAGAGACGTTATGGAAGCAATGAGAAGGAAGATGATTCCGAAGGAGTTATTTAGTGGTTTACCGATTCCTGCTTACTCAACCCCTTCATCTCCTAGTAGAAGACGATTTGCTACCGGCGGCCAGGTCGGGGCGGGGAGTAGGGGTGGCGCTGTAGGTGCTGGCGGCGCTGCTCCTGCTCAACAGAAGCAAGAGATTAAAATTATGAATTATGTAGATCAGCGAGAAATGCTAGCCGCACTAGGAAGTCCGGATGGAGAGAACACACTTATAAATGTCATAAGTAGTAATAGAGACAAGATCCAGAGAGTACTTAGATGAGCGTTGATGCTTACATGATGGTTGAGTGCGAGTGGGAGTCAGAGTTCTATATTGACTATACCTACGAGACTAGTATAATCCGGACGGTATACGGACACGAGCAAAGATCCGCACTGATAAGTTGGCCGAGGAGAAAAGTCAAATATGACATCACCTTTACCAGTGCTGGAGAGTCGGCATATTTCAATCGAGTAGTTCAGAAGAATCAAGGCAGTGTGTTTGGAGTCCCTGTATGGGGAGATCAAGGATCTCTTACGGCTCAAGCCACGGCAGGTCAAGGGTATGTTGACTTAACTAATATCGACAAGATGCATTTTGAAGTAGGAGGATTAGCTGTACTCTATAACGATTGGGATGATTATGAAGTTGTGGAGATATACAGCATGACTACTACTCGCTTGACTCTGGACGGTACACTTGTAAATACTTGGCCTAGTGGAAGTGTGATTTATCCAGTTCTCCATATGACGATGGAAGATAATGTTCCGTTTGGCAAGGTTACTAGTGCGTATGGTGGAGCGTCAGTTTCTTTTAAAGAAGCATGGGAAGATACCATCACCCGTAAGATATTCTCCCATAACTTCCCGATGTATAAAGGATACTACGTTTTCAATAAGGAGCCAAACTGGATAGATGGCATGAGTCTTGGACTTAGCCGCCCAGTGGAGATGTTACAGAACTTAGGAGTACAAATAATTTATACTAGAGAGCCTGAAAGCGAGTATGCTCTAGAGGCTAAGTACCTTTGGAATGGAGTAAGCGAGTGCAGTGAGATACGTGGATTTTTTGATACTACATTAGGAAAGTGGAAACAATTCTGGACACCGACTTGGCAGAGAGACGTAGTAATAACGGGAGCTATCAGTTCAAGCGATACTACAATAACCATAGAAGATATTGAGTATGCCTCCTATTGGGCGCAGAACACAATAATAGGAAGATACTTATTTATACTACTCCCTGATGGTACTGAACTTTATAGAAAAGTAGTTGGGTGGCCCTCAGACACGCAGTTGACTCTAGGGAGTCAAATAGGGTATAACGTATCCGCAGACTACGTTGACAGAGTACTAGTCAGCTTTTTGCTCCCCACGAGATTTGAGATAGACACAATGGAAATGGCCTACATCAAACCATTTGTCTCGGAGACAAGTGTTAGAATACAGAGTATTCACGACGAAACCATGAGCTATACTACAACTACGACAACAGTATGAGAGACACAAGCAATCAAATAGATAGTCTGGAGACTTCCCGTACTAGAAAGCCAGCAGATATATACGACTTCTGGAATGATCAAGCTACTTACCGAGTAACTAGTGCGGACGAGGAGCTAACCTATGGTGGGTATACTTATGAACCTGCTTATATAGGGAGAGAAAGAATAGGACATAGTTCTGATATGACTATAAGTAAACTCCAGATAAATGTCAATAAGCTACAGCCCGAAGTAAAGAGCTATTTAACCGCTGCTCCCCTAGATAAGACATGGGTGCGAGTAATGCGGATATTTCGCAATCAGTCTCCTCGTGAGGCAATGGTTTACTTCATGGGCACTCTTGCCAGATGTAGAGTACAAGGCAGGAAAGCGTCTCTGGAGTGTGAAGGTCTGGAGAAGTTCTTAGGTCAATCGGTTCCTAGACTACGGTATCAGAAGTTATGCTCATTGTCTTTATACGGCACTCAATGTGGAGTAACTGCCGCAAGTTATAAAGACGATGTTACTCTTGATTCTATGGCGTCTGATCTAGTTACTTTAACATGCAGTAGTTTTGCTTTGAAGTCAGATGATTACTATACCTTTGGCTGGCTAGAGTGGAGTGGGTATCGAAGGATGATAGTATATCATACAGGAAGTACTATTATTTTGAGGCACTATATACCAGATATGACAGGCAGTGCTAGTGTCTCCGTGTATGCTGGATGCGATAAGACTATGACTGCATGTAGAGATAAGTTTAACAACTTGAATAATCCGTTACTAGACAGATTCTTTGGATTCCCCTATCTCCCATATGACAATCCGACTATGTGGAGTTAATGAGTATACTAGATACGAGATATTGTGATATTTGTAATACCAAATTAATACCAGTAAGAATTGGCAGTATAGCGGCAATCTTTTGGGAGTGTTTAGATTGCCGAGCTTATGTAGAGTATACACAAGTGAGGAGAGAAGGTGAGCGAAAAAGGTTACTTCTCCGACAAGGGGAATTTAAAGAGATTGAAGTCAGAGATCTATAGTTGGCACGATACTCCTTATAAACACTGGACAGGAGTAAAAGGGCGTGGGTGTGACTGTATTCACTTTATCGTTCGAGCATACAAAGCAGTAGGGGCGGATAAAGGGAGACAAATAATAATCCCTAAGTACCCAAAAGATTGGCATTTGCATAACGGACAGAAACTCCTAGTAGATGGGATCAAAGCACAGTTTGACGCAGTGGAAGTAGACCCAAAAGAGCCTAAGAATGGAGACATAATACTTTATAAGTTTGGACTTCACGAGGCACATGGAGGACTCTTTATGGACGGTTATGTACATCAGGCATTGACCGACATAGGAGTACAAAAGAGAAGATTTGAAGAGGACTACTTCTGGTATAGGATGAAAAGAGCCTTTAGGGTAAGAGCATGACTACAGGACAAATAACATTAGGAATAGTTGGAGCAGTAGCCGGATACTTTACTGGTGGGGCCGGTTGGATTCTAATGGGAGCAGCAGTAGGATTCGCAGTAGGAACATTTGTCAATCCTGTTGCTTCTGACATGCCGAGTCCGGGGAGTCCACAGACCCACGAGCTAGACGTTCCAACTATCGAAGAAGGAGTGCCTATAGCTGATGCTTTGGGAACTACTAGATCTATCGGTCAGATATTCTGGTACGGTAAGGAGAGAACAAAGGCGATCAAAGAAAAGGTCAAGAGCGGGGGCAAAGGCGGTGGAGGTAAAACAAAAAAGGTAGTAGTCGGATATGAGTATTATCTAAGTTGGGCGCAAGGCATAGTACTAGGTCCAGTAGACGTTCTATACACAGTATTAAGAGACGAAGAGATTATATGGGCGGGAGTACTAGAATGTCCTGAGAGCGGTGGCGAGGAAACAATTACTCTGGAAGGTATGGGGAGTATGACGTTTTACTTCGGCACGAACGACCAGACAGCTAATAGTCAAATAGGAGCAGAAGTTGGAAGCACTACCAATCCTTCTTATAGAGGATTGTGTTACGCCTACTTTGATGATTGCTTCATAGGGAGTTACAACAGAGCGCCTAGAATAAGATTTGTATATAAGAAACGTCCTACATTCTCGTTTAATGTTTCGGAGTCAATAGGAACCTATGACTACAATCCTGCCCATGCAATGTACTACTTCTTGACTAATCACAATTATGTGGAGTTTCCTACCGAGTGGATTAACGATAGTAGTTTCTCTGAATTTGCCGACGTTTTCTTAGGAGAGTACGAGCAGCACGGATTAAGTATGTTGATTAGTCGGCAAGAGCCGGCATTGAGAATAATGGAGAATGTGCTAACTCATGCTGGAGCAGTAATGCCTTATGGTATAGATGGTAAATTTCATCTTAATGCTTTAAGAGCATATGAAGATATTAGCACTTTGCCTAGTATAACTCAGGACGATTTTGCCGAGCCTTTAGTGTTCGAGAGGAGAGGATGGCAAGAAGTAGTAAATGAGGTACAGGTACAACACCATGAGAGATATACTGTCGATTCGGGAGTGTTGACAGTAGAAGAAGATTTTGATCCGTCCGATCAGTTTGACTACACCGGAACTCCCGATCCGGAAAGATGGTATTTACAATTTGGGTCGAGTATTAGCGACACAGATGGGAGTAATGTTCCTACGATAGCCGTAGGTGGGGTGAGTTGGAGCGGAGAGCTAGACTCAGGGTCAGAGTACGAACAACATAGGATGAACAGTTCGTGGTTTTTAGTTGAAGATTACTCCTCTGAGTATGTAATAAGCACAAGAGTAGACTTTACCACTATTACTTCCGAAGGGAGTAACGATACTGATTATGTGGATGTTTTTAGCTTTGGTTTCTCAGATACTAACTTCTCCGCTATTTCCTATGCGTATGTATATACCGCGATAAGACTATACAGAGATAATAGAATAACTATTTATCATAAGTCAAAGAACAATACTTCTAACGAGATGGAGATAGATAGTTCTTACTTTCCTTTGTGGCTAAGAGTGACTAGGAAAGTAAATCTCCCTACGTGGGTATACTTCGCTTTTGATTTTTACTACAATGGTGCGTGGATGAACGCACACGATGGAACCGAAGGATCAGGAAGTTGGAGTGGAAGTTACGAGACTCCTAGACACCTTTACCCATA